CTGTACTTGCCCGAGAGCATAGCGCGCGCCTCGGCCTCCTGCGCCTGGGCGATAACTTCTGCCTCCGCGACGAGCATTTCGAGCACTACCTCGTCCGGGAGTTCTGCGATAGCGTCGAAGCCGCCGACGAGCTCCTCGAGCCCGCTCGTGGATAGATTAGCCATCGTCAACGCCTCCCGCGATTTCGCACTCAAAGGCGTAATGCTGTCCGTTTTTATCGGAGGCCGGAGTCACCGTCGGGCGGGTAAAGCCCGCCGCCACGAGCCGCCGAGAGATTTCCCGCCGGTATGTGCGGGTATTCTTCTCGAGCGGCGCGTATAGGTGGACTTGCACGAGATAGCGGTAATGTGCCGCGTCGTCGTCTGCGAAGTCCGCCGGGAGCTCGGTATAGTTGAAAACGATATACTCGGTCGCCGCTCCCTTATACACGCTGTCAGCGGTAGGGAGGAGACTATCGAGCGTACCCACTAAAAGAGCGTTTACGTTCATTCGCTCGCCTCCCTGAACTCGGAGCAATTAAGCTCGTAGTATTCCCGCGCCTCCGTGTATGCGCGCTCGACCTTGTACTCTTTGCCCTCATAGGAGAGCCGCTCTTGACCGTCATAGTCAGCGGTGCGGAGCTTTACCGTCAGCGCGAGCGAGATACCCGCTTGTCGGGCGGCGTAGAACTCGCTCCGCTTGGTAGAGGACACGTCGGCGAAAACGGTCGTCTCCGTGATTGTCTCTTTCGGAAATCCGTCCGCGTCGCGCCCCTCCGTAACGGCTTTGAGCGTCACAACGTCGCGCCAGTACATGAGCTATCCCCCCTCCGCCGCGATATAGGAGTCCGATAGCGAGAGGCCGTTTCTCTGCTCTTTATACGAGGCGCGGAGCCTGTCCGCGTCCTCGTTGTCGAGCCCAAACTCCGCCTTGACGTAGGTCGTCACCGCCTTTTTGATAAGCGGGTCGGTTTCGTCGTTCGCTTTTGCCTCAAGAACGCCGCCGAGCACAAGGTCGGCTCGAGCGGCGTTAATGAGGTCGGTCAATTCCCCGTCGTGGACGGTGGAGGAAAGTCTCACGCTATGGCGGACGGAGGCGAGATATTCGTCACCGACTGCCATACTCGAGCCCTCCTATTAAGCCGCCGCCTTTGCGAGATGCACGAAAGCACCGAAGCCCGCGACCGGCTTGGAGTCGAACACGCAAGCGCCGAGATAGTCGATGCTGTTCGTAGCAAGGCCGGAGTGCTCGGAGCGGACGACGGTAATATCCTGCGAATAGTTGCCGATGATATAGGAGAAGTCGCCGAGATACGCCTCATGTGCGGCGAGAGAGCCGGTAAAGTAGACCTCCGCGCCCATGATGTAATACTTGCCGTTTGCGAACTCGATAACGTTGTTCTTGCTCTTGTTCATCAGCGGGAAGAAGTCGGAGAAGAATGTCGCCTTGTTCATGCACCAAACGGCGTTACGCTCGTAACCGTCGCCGAGCAAGCCGTAGAGCGCGATAACGTTCTCCTCGGTGAGAGAGGCCGTCTCACCTACGGTAATCTGGTCTGTGCCGTCGGTGTACGCGCCGCTCGCGCCCTTACCGGCAGTCTTAACGCCGCCGGGCTGATTTGTACCCGTGCCGGTGAAAATGTACTTTTCAATGCGGCGGGCGACGGCCTCGGCGATAACCTCGACGATATAGCTCTCGAACGCGGAAAGCGCCATCTCGGAGCAAGCACGGGAGGCTTTGACGAGCTTCACGATTTCGTAGCCGGTCAGAGAGACGGAGCCGAGGGAGTCGCTCGCGGCGGTAATGGCGGCGTTTTCGGTGTGGAGCGCGGCCTCGTCGTTCGTACCCTCGATAGCGAACTTGAAATTGCCGGGGACGTGGAAAATCTTGCATCTCTGCAAAATCGGCGCGACCTCGTACATTTTCTTGATGATCTGATTTGCGGTCGTCTCCGGGATAATGGGGAGGCCGGAGTTTGCCGCCGTGGAGTATGCGCGCTTTTCGTCGTCGGTCAGCGGCTTACCCTGCAAGGTCTTGAGCCATGCGGAGCGATAGAGCTTTTCGGTGCTCTCCGGCGCGGGCTGATTTGCGGAGCGAGCGACGGGATTAGAGAGGCCAGCGGGAGAGGCCGGAGCCGCGCCACCGTTGAGCATACGCTCGATAGCCTGTCTCTTTTCGAGCTTCTCGTCCTCCTCGTTGAGCTCGCGGAGCTCTTTCTCGAGGTCGTCCATGTTGAGCTTGTTC